ATTCGGGATGAACGCGAACTCGTCAAGAAAGATGACATTATAGGATCCGCCTCGGACAGCAGATGAAGAAGTAGAGTTAGACGAAATCTTGGAGCCATTTTCTAATTCTAGAGATCCTTTATTCCATGATATGATACCCTGTTGCATCCACTTTGGCAAGTTTTCATATGCAAGTTGTAACCTACCTAGAAGGTCTCTTGCGGTGGATGCTTTGTTCGCTAGGATGGCAATGTTAACATTATCGTTAAAAACAGCGTAGTGCAGAAGATATGATACACAAGTAGTGGACTTACCAGTCTGACGTGGCATCTTACAGATATTAAATCTGTTATCATGGAAGTTTTGAATTAATTTTTCTTGGAACGGATAAAGATCAAAAGGAACTAAACCATGATCAAGAGAAACAATCTTAATATAATTTTTTGCAAAGTAAACGGGATCTTCCTTGCACTTCATGAATTCAATGATATTGTCTTCAGTGAATTCAATTGGTGTATTCGCCTTCTTAAGGTTTGGGTTCCCCAAATAAACATGATCACTCATAAAAAATTACCTATCTAGTTTCTCGCCACTGAATAGTATTAAACACATCCGTTGTTGTATTAGTATCTAGGTTGGTCACAATAACAGCAAAAATATTGCTATCATTAGAGTCAATATTTTGTGCGATATAAGATCTTCTAGCAGTCGTTGGGTTAAATGCAACACTAGCAGATGCTTGTTTACCTGATGGATTGTTTGCAGCAATCAAAGTTGCCTGTCTCAAATCTCCACCAGTTGTTGTAAAGTTAGTTCCTACTGTAACATTATATTCAACTGCAGAATCAGCATCAGAATCTACCCAAGTTCCACCAGTAATATTACTATTTCCAGGTAATCTCCAAAGTTCAATTCTGCAATTTGTAGAATCACTCAAAACTTCAATGTCAGTTACTCTTACAGTTGTTCTATTTGGGATTCCTTTGAATGTATTCTTACAACGAATTGCCATCACACATTGTCTACCTGTTGCACCACCAGAGTTGGAGAAAGATATTGGACCATCAAAGGCACCAAACTCAACACCAGTCTCAACATATCCACCTTCACTCATTACAGTGGAGCAGATTTGTTCCATTGATGTAATGCCCACAGCAGCCCCAGTATTAGCGACCTCACAACGAATGGGAAGAGATGGGAGTGACCAATATGCATGTTCTTCAATGTTGGAATGATTAAATTCGTGAAAATAAATCATCTGTCCACCAATAACAAATCCACAACGAACTCTACCAACACCTAACCACTGAAAGTCTGCTGCGAATAGATGAGTTTTTGTGAAATCTATATTGATACCAGAAAGAGTTGTTCCGTCTAACCTATCCAAGTTCCAATCGGATTGATTAACAACCGTATCACTGGTAATTCCTGTGTTATATGATCGTCTTACAACAGAAACAGTTCCGTCTCCCTCCTGCTGAACGAATACTCCGTTTCTGTCATCAAAATATCCAATCTTCTTCGTAGTATTTTCTCTTACATCAGTGAAGTTAAAACTAGTCAGAACAAACTGCGACTTACCAGGCATGTAGTGGTGATACATTCTAGACTGGTGAATCACCTGATCTGTCGCACCAGTTCCAACAATCAAGGCAATAGATGCTGTATTGGGATTTACCTCAGTTGTAGATGCTGTACCAACAGTCTTTGTAAGAAGTTCTACTTCTTCACCATAAATGTGAGAATAGTCAGCAAGAGTGAAAGTATCAGATACTCTCATTCTACCAAAAGCATCCGACCCACCACTGGTAGGTCCAGAAGTTATTCCACAGTTTCCAATGTTGCCGTATCTATCGGCACACATAAAAACTTCAAAGAGAGTTCTCTCCTGATTTAGATAATCTTGAAGATTTTTATTCCACTGAGCCATTATTCACCCCAAGTTAATCTTTCTCGTTGATACCTTTTTATTCCTGTAATTCTTAAAGTATTGTTGTTACTAACGTTTGCTGGATAGATGTTATGAACAACTGCGCCAGGATACTCACCTTGAATTTCCTCTCCAAGAGATTCTCTAGTTGGAAAATTGTCGCTGGTAAGATCCATACGATACAAATTTCCTCTCCACATTATATCAGCAGTGTAACTTTCTCCAACTTTTTGTGGTTGTTGTGGTTCAGAACCACCAATATAGAGATTTCCGTTAAAATCTCCCGATACGTTAATACTTTCCATTAGCATCTCCAGCGTTTGCGTGCTTTACAAATTGCTTTATCTGGGGTCTTGGAGCAATCGATGTTGTGCATCTTTCTCTGACCATTGGAGCGAGCACAGAATGACTTACGTCTCTTTGCTCTCTTACCACCAGGATTCTTTTCAGTTACAGCAGTCTTGAGTTTGGAACCTGGGTTCTCACGCTTGTAAGCATCAACTGCTTTCTGACTCATACCATCAGTCTTATCTCTTTTATTGACTTTCTGCCAGTCTTCGCCAAGTTGAGTTCTCCAATCAGAGAACTCTTCTTTACACGCTTTCTTTGCCATGTTTGTGGCAGTTGCATACATTACAGATTTTGAATCGGAACCATAGTTATCATTAAAAGAACCTTTGTTCTTTTTCATTCCTTTAATATATTTTTCAATTTTATTTTTTTCACACTTATCTAACTTTTCTTCACTTAAACCTTTCATTGGATCTGGTTTAATTAAATCTATAAACTCATATTCCGTTAGTTTGAAGTCATCTCTCCAGTTGGAGAACTCATAACTATTATTTAAATTTAACAGGTTATTTAAACGAGTTTCCATTGAACTCATTGCTTTTCTGTCATCAGATTGTATTCTATTTAAACGTCTTTCCATAGATCTCATTGATCTTCTTTCACGAGAACGTTGAATACTTTGATCTCTTGTTGGACGATAATGAACATCAATATTGCCAGTATCTACTACTTCTTGACCAGATCTTCTTGCTGCTTTATTTCCCTTACCTCTATCAGTTTGTGGACCATGAGCACCTCTTCTTCCCCTACCACCTCTTTTAATATTAAAGTCTTTTCCAAGAGCATCACCAGGACCCATTGATGAAATACTTTGAGCAGCAGCTTCTTTAGGACTTCCACCTTGTTTAATAACGTTTTGTCTTCTTGAATAAACGTCATGTAATCTATCTGCCGCATACTTTCTGGATGCAGATTTATCTATTTCACCAGGTTTATATGATTTTATTCTTTTCTGTGCCTGATACATAATTTCTTCTTTTCTTTCGGGAGAAAGATTTCTCAAATTTCTTGGAGGAAGTGACTTTCTAACTTTTGATTTGCCTAATGCTTTAATGACCTTTGTTGCCATTTTTGCGGCTCTAATGATATTTTCTTCAATGTATTCATCTCTCAAATCATAATCTTGGTAATTTTCTGATGTATTTCCCCAGTTGGCAGCACCAACTTTACGACACTTGACTAGAGCACCAGAAGCATAAGCACTTGGCCAAACAGAATAACGAGACTTGACCTTTCTATAGCAAGCATCCTTTTTACCTTCTTCAAGAGGGTTTTCTGGGCCTTGTAATCTAGTATTGTCAATACCCCATCTAGGTTTTTTTGGTGGTCGAGTCATATCTGCCGTAATTGTATCACCCACCTTTGGTTTTTTTCCGCGAGGAGTATCACCTTCAAACAGTTGCTCTAGTTCAACTCTCCAATTCGAATGGGTCTCTCTTACTATCTTTGCCTTACCCTTTCTGTTGGGGTTTGGATCTTCCTTGCGCTTTTTCTTCGCTCTTTTTTCTCTATCATCCTTACTCATCGCTGCTCTATCATCAGCATCACGACAGAATGGTTTGGTCTTCTGACCAGGTTGCTTGGCGCATGGTTTGCCATCATATTTGCCACCTGCCTGAACCCATCCACCACCAGCAAACCAATCACGAAGTGAATAGTCCTTATCTTTAGCAGACTTACCATCTCTTGCTTCACTTATTTTATCTACATAACTTGCTGCAGCATCAGTATTATGTTCAGTATCGGTGATCTTTGCTTGCATCCAAGCAGGAATATCTCTTTCCCTTTTACCTAGTTTTTTTCTCAACTTTGCAATATTTTCTGCTGAATTTTTGAGCTGAGATTGTGCCATTGAGACTTCATGATCGCCATTCTTTGCTTCATTCATTTTTTTTCTACCCTGGCAGTGTGCTCGTTGAGAGAATCCTTTTGGGTTATTGCAATCGATGGTCTTTTTATATTTAGCACTCCAACCTTCCGCGATTCCACCGCCATCAGAGCTCCCATTAGAGTCCCCGTTCTCATTTCCATTGCCATTTGAATTATTTCCATTTTCAGTCTTTTTTTTATTTTCTTCATGCTCTTCATCGCGCATTATGCGCCCACTGTTCATTAAGTGCCATCCTTTAGGGATTTTTTTGCACTTTTTATCAGTAAAACAGTAGTAATATCCTTTTTTACAGGATTTCATTTATACTAGTCTTCAATACTATTATTATTTAGAAAACCTTTCTTTAGTAGTTTAGATAGGTCCGAAGTTGATCCAACAAACAGTGCATTATTTGTCACATTAGTTGTTTGTTTTACATTATCCTCTTCAAGTTCTTTAATCTTTTTTTGAAGATCTGCTAATTTGTCTGTTGTATCTGCAACACTTTTAATTAATTGTCCCGCAACTTCATATGCGCGAGGACTATCACTTTCACTTGCAAGTTCCATAATTCCATTAATTGCTTCTTGACCTTTTTCAATTAATGAATATAAATTTGCTCTCGTATATTCATAATCTTTCTTTATATCACCAGGTTTCATTGCTTCAGGTTTTACTTCCTGAGGTTTCATAATTGATCTATCATCACTTGCCATAGAAGTATTAAAAGTATCATTTAAATCATCAAAATTTTTACTCATTTAATTATACGTCAGATTGTTGAACAGGACTATATGCTTTTGCGTCTCCTAGATACTGCCAATCTTCATCAAATGACCAATTATCATCTGGAGCAGCATCAACTGGATCTGGTTGAACTGTATATCGCATTTCACGTTTAGCCGTTGTTGTATCTGTACCTGCATACATATCAACTTGAACTTTACGGATTAGTGAATCAGTGCTATCACTAATTGGACCAAACATGTAGGTCTTTGCAGTAAATTGTAATGTATATAAAATTAATCTTCTAGTAGAAAAATCTCCTTCATAATCATCTCTAAATGAAACTGAATCTAAGACAATTGGTACATCTTTCTTCTCATTAATTACATCTGTCATATCAACAGTAACTGTAAATGATGGTTGGAAAAATGGCAAAATTTGCTCAACAATCTGAAGAACCTCATCATTAAACTTTGTTAGAATATTTAATTCAAAACCAATATTATATGGAATTGGCATATATACTTTTCTAGTCTTATCATCAGACCCAACACTTTTAAATGATTGTGTTATTCCAGTTTTTCTGCTAGGATCATATTTAAGAGAATTCATCTCAAAAGATATTCTTGGCAATGTAATTGCAACAGGTTTGTTTAATTTTTCTTGTTGCTCTAATCTTGCCAAAAACTTTTGGGTTGGTCCATAAGAAAGTGGAACTCTTATTTCACTAAATGTATCACCATCAGCATCTTTTGACTTAACAGTAATATTGTTAAAAAGATTGCCAAATGCAATAATTGTTTTTCTTATGTTTTGATGATAAAAATAAGTCCCTAGCATTAGTAATTCCCAAATAGATTTTTCTCGGTAAAGTCAATTATAGAATTCGATTCTGTTTGTATTTCATCATTTTGTTCATATTTATCCAAATACTCAGGATTTTCTCCTACATCATAAATCATATACTGTGCAGAAGAAGATGATCCTGTTATAGCTTCTCCATCAATATAAGTTCCTGATACATTACCTATTTTGAGAATACCAGAGACTGAATTCCAATCTTTAACGTAAGCTGTTGCTCCAGAAGTTCCGCCTGTTACAACTTCATTAAATATATAGGTTCCTACACCAGTTATAGAAATTGGAGAACTAAACTGCAATGTTGGTGCAGTGGTATACCCATACCCAGCAGAAGACATTAGCACTGATGTAACAAATCCATTAGAATTTATTACAGAAATTCCAGTTGCAGTGGAAAGTCCAGACTTATATTGTATATCATTTGATATTGTTACATCTGGGAAATCAAGTGGATCATAGTTAGTACCACCATTAGTTACCGTTATCGAGGATATTGTACCAAGACCACTTACTGTAGCGACTGCAGTAGCAAGAATAGAACCCTCGCTGGTCCCTTCTTCTATTACTATTTCTGGAGAACTACTATATCCCCATCCACCATCAATTACTGTTATTGAGGATACTGTACCTAACCCGCTTACCGTAGCGGTTGCAAAAGCCTGACCACCAGTTGGCGATGAGAATGTTACTATCGGAGCAGAGGTGTAGTTTGATCCAGAGTTTCCTATAGATATTGTTGATATTCCTAAGGATTTTTCAAAAATCATTTCTGCAACAGCAGTAGCTCCAATACCAGTTGTTCCAGAAATAACTACATTTGGAACGGTAGTATAACCAGATCCAGCATTTGTCAGATAGATAGAATTTACAGAACAATAATTT